GTTGAAACGATTAATCGTGAATATGCCACCTCGGCACACGAAATCTGAATTCGGAAGTTATTTATTACCTGCGTGGTTGATGGGACGTAAGCCTACGTTGAAGATTATGCAGACGACGCACACGGCTGAGTTGGCGTTTAGATTTGGACGTAAGACACGTAATTTGATGAACTCTGCTGAGTATAAAAAAATTTTTGATGTAGAGTTGCGAGCGGATAGTCAGGCAGCGGGACGTTGGGAAACGTCAAAGGGCGGTGAATATTTTGCTGCGGGAGTTGGTGGTGCGGTTACAGGACGTGGTGCTGATTTGTTAATTATTGATGACCCTCATAGTGAGCAAGATGCGTTAAGCCCTACGGCTATGGAACACGCTTATGAGTGGTATACGTCAGGACCACGGCAAAGGCTTCAGCCTGGAGGGTCTATCGTGATAATTATGACCCGATGGGCAGAGAATGATTTAACAGGTAAATTGTTGAAGCAACAGGGGCGAGATGTTTTAGCTGATAAGTGGGAAGTTGTAGAGTTCCCTGCTTTGATGCCAGAGACTGAGGAACCGTTGTGGGGTGAATATTGGAAAAAAGAAGATTTACTTTCTGTTAAGGGAAGTTTATCAGTAGGTAAGTGGGAAGCTCAATGGCAGCAAAACCCGACGAGTGAGCAGTCAGCTATATTAAAGCGTGATTGGTGGAAGCGTTGGGAGAAAAAAGAGTTACCGCCATTAGAGTATATTATGCAGAGTTATGATACTGCGTATAGTAAACAGACGACTGCTGATTATAGTGCGATAACCACATGGGGTGTTTTTTACCCACAGGAGGGAGGACCACCAAACATTATTCTTGTAGATGCACAGCGAGGACGTTGGGATTTTCCTGATTTGCGTAAGCGAGCGTTGGAAGAATATAAGTATTGGGATCCTGAATGTGTGATAATTGAGGCGAAAGCTTCGGGGATGCCGTTGACTCAAGAGTTAAGAAATATGGGGATACCTGTGCAGAATTATAGTCCGAGTAGAGGAAATGATAAGTTCACTCGTGTGAATTCAGTTGCACCTTTACTTGAAAGTGGGTTAGTATGGGCTCCAGATACTCGATGGGCAGAGGAAGTTGTTGAAGAGTGTGCTGCTTTTCCTGCAGGGGAGTATGATGATTATGTTGATACGGTAACGCAAGCGTTGCGTAGATTTAGAGAGGGGGGCTTTATCCAACACCCCGAAGATTATGAGGAAGAGGATACAGGTCCTAGAATAAGGAATTATTATTAATGGCACAAAACCCACGTCCGAGCAATGTCGATAGAGCTTTAGTACAAGCCCCAAATGATTTCTTAAGTATAGAAGAAGAAGGTCTGGCTCAACAAGAAGATGATTTTTTAAATGTCGAAGTTGTTGAGAATGATGAAGGAGCTGAGGTAACTTTTGGCGAAGATGAGGTTACGTTTGGTGATGAGCCAGAAAATTTCTATGATAATTTAGCCCCGATGGTTTCCGATGCTACGCTAACAGGTGTGGCGAGTTATGTGTTAGATTCTGTTATAGATGACCGCAATAGCCGAGATGATTGGGAAGATACTTATGTAAAGGGTTTGGATTTACTTGGTATGCGGTACGAGGCTCGGACTGAGCCGTTTGATGGTGCTACTGGAGTTATTCACCCATTGTTGAATGAGGCTGTTACGCAGTTTCAATCACAGGCTTATAAAGAGATGTTGCCAAGTTCAGGACCTGTGCGAGCTAATATTGTTGGTACACCTACCCCTGATGCAGAACAACAAGCTCAACGTGTTCAAGATTATATGAATTACCAAATAATGTATGAAATGGAGGAGTATGAACCTGAGTTTGATCAGATGTTGTATTACCTTGGTTTGGCAGGAAGTGCGTTTAAAAAGGTATATCGTGATGAAGCGTTGGGCAGACCTGTAAGTAAGTTCATTCCTGCAGAAGATGTGCTTGTGCCTTATGTTGCTACTGACTTAAAAACTGCTGAACGTGTTACTCATGTTATAAAAATGTCTGAAAATGAGTTACGCAAGATGCAGGTGTCGGGCATTTACCTTGATATGGAAAGTAAGGGTGGTGCTACTGAGAGTACTGATTCAATTACCGATGCTTATGATGATATCGAAGGTAGATCACCGTCGGGTTCTGATGAGCAGTTTACATTATATGAGTGCCATTGTTTTCTGGATCTCGATGATTACCCTGACGTTGATGCAACAGGCGAAGAAACAGGTATAAAGCTTCCTTATATTGTAACCGTTTGCTTAGATACAAACGAAGTTCTGGCAATTAGGCGTAATTATCGTCCAGATGACCTTAAAAAAGATAAAATTCCGCATTTTGTGCAGTATAAGTTTACTCCAGGATTAGGCTTTTATGGTTTTGGCTTAATTCATTTGCTTGGAAACTTATCTCGTACCGCTACAGCGAATTTACGGCAGTTAATTGACGCAGGTACGTTGAGTAATATGCCTGCTGGATTTAAAGCGAGGGGTTTACGGATTGCAGATGAGGCAAATCCACTATCTCCTGGAGAATTTAGAGATGTAGATGTTCCTGGAGGAGATTTAAAAGCTTCTTTAATGCCGTTGCCTTATAAAGAGCCCTCGCAAACCTTGTTTAATTTGATGGGTTTTGTGGTCGAAGCTGCCCAACGGTTTATTGGGACAACTGATATGGGTATGGGGCAGGGTAATACAGAAATGCCTGTCGGTACTACGATTGCGTTGTTGGAACGTGGGTCACGGATTGTGAGTGCGGTGCATAAAAGACTGCATACGTCTATGAAATCAGAATTAAGGATGCTTGGACGTTTGTTTGCAGAAGACCCTACCCCTTATCCGTACAATGTTGGTATGGATGGTATGGTTAAGATGCAAGATTTTGATAATCGTGTAGATATCCTCCCTGTAAGTGACCCAAACATTTTTAGTATGTCGCAAAGAGTTGTTTTAGCACAAGAACAGTTGAAATTAGCTCAAGCAGCACCCGAATTACATAATTTATATGAGTCTTACAAGCGTGTTTATGAAGCTTTGGGTGTGAGTAATATCGAACAAATATTAAACCCAGAACCTGAGCCACAGCCTTTAGATCCGTCAACTGAAAACCAAGAGGCGAGTAAAGCAGCAGGAGGACAAGGCAAAATGCAAGCTTTTCCTGATCAAGACCATGATAGCCACATCGCAGTGCATTCTGCCTATATGAATAGCAAGATTGCACAGTTGCAGCCACCATTATTGATGACATTAGAGAAACATATTTATGAACATTTGGGTATGAAAGCCCAAGTTATGCACGATCAACAAATGGCACAAAATCCACAGGCACAACAACAGCAGCCTCAGGAACACGCTAAGATGATTGCTCAGATGCAAGCACAATTAATTGCTGAGTATCAGAAAACACAACCTCCTGCACAAGAAGATGACCCACTTGTACGCATAAAAGAACAAGAGTTGCAGCTACGTCAACAAGAAATGGTAGCTGATCAACAAAACGATCAACAAAAACTTGCACTTGATCAACAACGTGCTCAACAAAATTTCCAGTTAGGGCGTGATCGTATTGATAGTACAGAAGATATAGCCCAGATGCGAGCTCGTATTGCTATACAGAAACAAAATCAAACGAGGGGGTAATATGGGGAAAAAGAAAAGTAAAAATAAAAAGAAGGAGACAATCGATGTCGCAATTATTATTGGCACTCCGAGCATGGGTCGAGAAACTAGGAGCAGCAGTCGTCAAAAGTTATCACATGGTGGGCAACCTTACTTTATGGGGAGTGCCTATCCTTCAGCCGATACTGACAGCATTAGTCGTGGTGGTGGTGCTGCGTATTCTGGGGTGAAATTTAGAGGAGTTAAGTAAATGGATAAACGATTAAAACAACTTTTAGAATTAGCTGAAGATGGCGATGAAAATGCTGCTGCGGATATTGCAAGGGAGTTTCCTAGTCAGTATGAAAAGTTATTTGGTATTCCTATGCCTAAGTTAGTTAAAAAACGTGATGGTGGTGCAATAAATAATAAGGCTACTAAACAAATGCGACCTCAAGGAGTAAGAGCTGCCAAGAAAGGGTTTGGCAAAGCTTATATGTCATGACAGAATTCGATAAAGCAGATTTAGACAACAACGGTAAGATCGACCGCTATGAGTGGGACAAGTTAGAACTTGAAGACCGTAGGCTTGAAGTTATCGATCGTGATTTAAAACGTAACGCTGAACGTAGATTTACAGGTATGGCGTTGATGGGTATGTTAATTTATCCGTTTATCATTTTGCTTGCTTCTGTTTTAGGTTTTGATAAAGCTGCTACATTAATTACAGATATCGCGAGTGTGTATGTAATTGCTGCTTCGGGTGTTGTGGCTGCGTTTATGGGGTTCAATGCTTACTCTGCAAAA